CGTTCGATGACGACACGGAATCCCGTAGGTTGCAAGAAGTTTGTGTTGGATGTTACGCTCATAATGAATCCTCTTAGTCACTTTATTTATACGCATAAAAAAAGGGAGTCCGAAGACTCCCCTAAAAATGACTATTGAATAGTTCTTTTTATTATGACTTAGCCATTAGGTTGTCAACACGGAAGATACGATAGTATGTGTTCTGACCCGATGTGTTATCTAGCACATGTGGCTGGTTTGCTACGCCTGAAGCTACGAATGGGTTAACTGCCATGCCGTAACGAGTCTTGAAACCAATCTTAGGCTGGAACGTGTCCTCAGCGACTGCTTTCATCATCTGTAGTGGTACGTATGGGCAGTAGAACATACCTGCGTCATATGCGTTTGTACCCTTGTAACCTACAGTTACGTAATCAACGTCTGCGTATGGGTCGATGAAGACACGGATACGACCGTTGATTGTACCAGCGAATGTGTTACCAGTTGTGTCTACTTGTAGACCAGCGCCTGGTTGGTAGTCTAGTGAACCAGCAGCAGCAAGTGCAGTTGCAACATCAGCAGAACAAACTACGATGTTACCCTTACCGCGACGTGTGTCCTTCGCGATTGCGTTTGCTTCACGCTCAATCTGCATTGCAAGAGCCTTGAAACGCTCTGCTGACCAACGACCGTCCGCGTCTGATAGTACGTCAAAGACACCACCAGCACCGCCGTTTGCGGCAGATGCAACGTTAGATGTCGTAGCACCTAGAACAGCTTGAGAGTTGATTGAACGAACGATTTCGCGGTTGATCTCAGCTAGGATCTCTGTAGACAGAATGTTTGCTAGTTCTGTCTCTGCGTCAAGACCGTGGATTGCCTTTAGATCTTGCGCTAGTTCGATTGAGTACTCAGCCTTTAGTGCGCGTGACTTAGCAACAACGCTTTGCTTCTCGATTGAGAAACCCATCTCTGCGAATGGGTTTCCATCTTCGCCTAGAGATTCAGCAGCGCCTGTGCTAAATGTGCGGCCTGGTAGGCCTAGATCACGACCTGTACCGTCAGCTGCAAGACCAGACATACCTGAAGATTCGCCAGACTGCGGGGCAGAACCAGAGAAACCAGATTGTGGCTCGTCAAGACCTAGAGCTTCTGGACCAGTAAACTTACCGTCTTGATCTTTGTTTTTGCCGTAGTGCGACTTCATTGCGAAGATTAGACCAGTTGGACCAGACATTGGCTGGACACCACATAGGTCGTATGCCATTAAGTTTGGCATCGCGCGACGTACTAGTGAGATTAGAACTGGATCCCAGTTCGCGATTGCACCGCCAGTTGAGTTAGTTGGTGCTTCTGTTAGAAAACCTTGCATTGAAGCGCGCTCTTCCATTAGAGCTTTTTCTTGGTTTTCTAGGACGGCAGCTGTTACTGCCTTACGTAGTGGATCAGTGATCGCGCCAGCAGATTCTTCGTTAAGTACTGGTGACCACTTCTCAATCAATGTATCGAATGATTGCATTTTACTATTCCTTATTGCTTAGTGGTTTTACGAAGAGCGTGTAGGTAATTCTCCATTACAGATGAAACCTCTACTTCTTCCTCTGTCGTTTCTTCGACAGATTCTTCAAGTTGCTCTGGGATTTCTTTTGAGAAGTATGATTCCTTGACAGTGTTAACCTTCGCAACGAAAGATTCTTCGTTCTCGAAGTCAACGCTTTCTAGGAGACCCTTTAGCTTCTCCGCTTGTGTATCTGCTAAATCACGTGATGCCTCAGCGACGATAGTGTTACGCTTATAAGTTTCAAGTTCTTCAGCTAGTGAAATTGCATCGCCAGTAGTGTTGTTTAGACGTTCTTCTAACTCTTCTACTTGTCCTGCAAGTTCGTCAACTAGGTCGACCTTGGTTTCTGGAACTTCGATGTATGACTCTACGAATAGGTCACGCATGTTGTTCATGAAAGTCTCTGCGATTTCAGTACGGAGACCGTTCTGAATTGCAACTTTGTTGTCTTCCATCCAAGTTTCAACTACATAGTTTAGGTATGAATCAACCTTACCGACTAGGTCAGTTTTGATTGTTTCGACTTCTTCAGCAAGTTCTACCGCGTAGTTCTCTTCAAGACGTGTGATCTCTTCTGAAAGCTTTGACTTTACAGCCGCTTCGAAGATTACAGATGTCTTTTGCTTGAACTCTTCAGATAGAGTCGCTTCACCTTCAACAATAGCAGCAAGTTCAGAAGCAGTATCTACTTCCTCTGCTACCAAGTCTTCAGCACTTACAACGTCTTCATACATCTTTTCATAAGCAGCTTGAACATCTGCCTTAGTAGATGTCATTAGCTTATTATGCATTGCATTGATCATGCCTGCTTTAGTTTTTGGTGGGGTAGCCTTTGGAGCAGCGTCAGCGGCTTTGTCTACTGAAGCAATTGCTTCTGGCTCAGTAGTCGTGTCCTTGTTTTCCGGTGCTGCTTCTTCGAGAGTTTCCTCCACGATTTCGTTAGACTCAATCTCAGTATCGCGGATTTCACTTTCTACTGCTTGATTTAAATCAGTCATAGTGACTCCTTTATAGTTTAGATTTGATTAACGAGAGGAAATTCTTGAATTCACGAATCTGCACTTCAGGACGATGTGCGATAGGTGCTTGCTTAATTTCAGTCTCTATATCTTCAATAGCTTGAGGTTCTAAGATTCCATTATTCCAGACCCAATCTACACCTTCCATAATCCCATTAACAAAAGCTTCCGGTGCCGATGGATCTTGCACGATATCTACCGTAGCAAGAATAAAATCATCTTTGACGTACATTACGCCGTTTTTACTCTCAAGACTTCCCATTCCACGAGTTGACACACCTAGTTGAACACCTCCTTCTAAGAGACCTTTCACTATCTGACCCATTGGGGTATCCAGTATTTGTGCCTTTCCAACCACATCATTTCCTTCAAATTTTAAGTCAGTAATGAGGTGAGAAACTTTATCCAAGTTAACAGTCGGACCTTCAGGGTGATTGAGTTCCCCAACAGCACGTTTTTTGCTAACCTGATTTTCAACATACGTATTTACTGCCTTCTCCATAATTGGTTTTGGGTAGATACGTCCGTTACGATTCTTTTTGTCTGCCTGAGCGAATACACCTTCAATGACAAAGTTCTTCTCGCCATTCTCTTTGGCTTCAACAATGCATTCAATGTCGTTTTCTACGAATTCGCTAATCAGCTTCATTTTATTTTCCTAAGTCCTTCAGGACTTGTTTAGCGGTAGACTCCGCTTCTTTCTGTGACTTAAACGTATCGACAGAGTCCCCGTCGATCGTTAGATGAAAACCCTTCGGTGTCTTGGTGATAACAACAGGGTAACCGGACATCTTCTTGTCGAAGACGACCTTATCCTTTGCTTCACGAATTTCTTGAAAAGTTTTCATTCTTGTCTCCCTATTGGAGTATTTATACACAAAAAGTTTTTAACCGCGATTTTATTCGAAATCGTCTGCTTCTGACCCGAACTCCACGTCGTCAAGGTCTCCCGACTCAAGTGCCGCGTCGATTTCTTCGTCGGTTACTTCTAAATCTTCTGCTTCAACACCGTTGAAAATCTGACCCGCAACACTCACCTTCTCCGCGTCAAGTGCGTCTTGCACCTTGTCAGCCATGAGAGAGTTAAATAGTTCCTCGGCGGAGGCGAAGTTACCGACCTCTAGTGCACCGATTAGATTTTCTGTTGGTGATAATTCAACTGTTTCTGTTTCACTCATTACATATACTCCTTAAAAGTCATCATCCATATCGTCGCTGTTTGCATTCTCAGCTTCGACTTGTTTCGCCATCTCTGCGATGTCCTCATCATTGAACATCATGACGTTCTTCATAACCCACTCACGTGAGAAGTACTCTCCCACGTAACCGGAAATCTGGTCCATAGTCTGTAGTCGTTCTCGCAGTATTTCTGCTTCCTTCAGTTCGACAAAGTGGTTGTCGCGGTTGAAGTCGATCTGGATGTGGTTCTTCCACGTTTCCCAGTCTTGTTCAGTACATATACCTTTTAGTAACAATTGCTTACGTAGGATACCCGTGAATAGGTTCGCGAACTTACGACGCATCCTGTCGATGAACTTCTGGAACTTCACCTCATCACGGTTGATCTCTGTCGCACGACCTAGTGCGAACTGTTGTTCTTGTTCGAGGCGTGATAGAGGTACGTTCAGTGAACGATACAACTTCTTTTGGAAATAAATGATGTCGTCGATCTGACCGAGATTCTCACCGCCTGGAAGTGTGCTGATCTCTGTTCCTCGACCACCCTCACGGCGTGGTAACCAGAAGTCCTCAAGCATTGACATGTGCTTGCGGTCATCCTTAATCTCACCCGTGTTCGCATCATAGACGATTTTGTTGCGGTAACGCGCCATGATGTCTTTGATATACTGTTCTGATTTACCCTTCGGTAAGTTACCCACGTCAATATAGAAGATACGACGTTCAGGTGCGCGAGACATACGATAGATGACTAAAGAGTCTTCCATCATGCGCAACTGGTTTACGGGTTTGATTGCTTTCTGTAGGTAGGACAGGACACGCTTCTTTGAGTTGTCCAATAGACCTGAAGTGATATACGAAACAGAATCAGAGGTCAACTTGACACCAGTACCCGTACCGCCTTTGTCTTGGTAGATGTAAAACTCGTTTACCTTGTCTACCAACTTCGCGCCAGTTGCTGGATCTGTTTTGTGTTTCACCTCTTTGACCTTGCGGATCTTTGCAGAGTCGATTGGACGAATTTCTTGGATTCCCATCTTAGGATTGGTTGTGTCGACCACAAGGTGATGATATAGACGACCATCGACATACCATGAACGGAACATGTCGTGACCGTATTCCTCGAAGTTCAACATCGAAACGATGCTGTCGAACTCTTCGAGTAGTGTGTGTTTGATTTTGTCTGAAGTGTCAACCTTATCTAGGTTCAACGCAACAGTAGATTCTAGTTCACCCGCAACGATAGATTCGTTTAGGATGTCTTCGATTGCAGCATCGACTTCCGGATGTTCCGCGATCTGTCGATACTTAGTGATGAGTCCGTGATTATCTTTTGCAGAGCCGCCTTCCATGTCGATGTATTGTCCGAAGTACGAACCCGACGCGGTGACGTAACCAGCACCATCCTCATCCACTTTAGGGACGATAGACGTTACCTTCTTTTCATCTTTTTCTTTTGACGCTCTCTTCAGTTCAAAACCGAATGCGGAGAAAACGTTTGAGTCATTATCTGCCATAAGATCCTCAGTTCAAGTATAAGGGGGTGCAAGGCACCCCCATCAAACTTACTTATAATACCTTTAACTAGTGGTATTTGACTCCCAGTATTGGATTGCGAAAGTTGTAGTGAACTCTTCGATAGAGTCTCCAGTTCCATAATCTAGTTCAATGGAACTCAGAGTAATCGGGAACGCACCACGGAAGTTGTATGTCTTTAAGACACTTCCGTCTTTATCTAGTTGCTCGACAACCATGTCTGCCTGATAAAGTGTTGGTGATGTGATGCCAGTGTTAGCACTGTGACCATTGATTCCGTTCATCCAACGTTCCATTGCGTCACGAACTGCAAAGTCCGTGTCATTGATGATGGTTACTTCCCAATCATCAAATGTACGCTCTCCAGCAATCTTTAGAATACGACCACGGAAAGGAACGTCAACTGACGCAACATTCGAGGCAGGAAGCTGTGCTGTCTTACACATGAATGATGCAAGTTCCGCATTACCACCTGCGTATGCAGGGAAGTTCAGTAGAACGCGAAATAGGTTAGGACGTGCACCGCCACCTTTCAACTTTGCTTTAAAATCGTCTACTCTTAATGTCATGATCGTTCTCCTTATACAGTGCCGACCACTTCTTCAAACTCGACGCCAGTACGGACTGCGACGAAGTTGAGAGTGACGTAGTTGATTGAACGTGCTGGCTTGATGAAGCAAGACGCGATGAATTCGTTGCGATCAACGACCTCTGGAGTGTTGTTTGTTTCGTCACATACAACACGGAAGTCAGTGATACCACGACGACCTTGGACTTCACGTAGGAATGGTTCTACGATGTTAGTAAACTCTGCACGTGTAAAGTCATCGTTCAGTTCGAACATGACGTTCTTCGCTGCTTCACCGATTGCGCGTTCGATGACTAGGAATAGTCGACGGACGTTGATGCGGTCGAATGCAGATGGACGTGCTAGTGCAGTCTTGTCACCGAACAGTACAGTACCTTGGCCAGGCATAGACACGATTGGGTTGACACGTGCCGCATACATCTGATCACGTTCACCCTTCGTTGGGTTGAACGCAAGTGCAGATACACCGAAGTACTGACCACGACGTGTTCCAGCAGGGGAGAACCAAGGAGCAGAAGAAATATCTGTTGACGCCATGATACCCGCAGTTGATGAACATGCTGGAATGAATTCGTACTGATCTAGGTACTTGTTGTAAACCTGAACCCAGTTACCGTCCAACACTAGGTAAGATGTTGATGGTAGGTCGTCTGCCCAACTAGTAACGACATCGTCTAATGATGCTGGTTGGCTTGGTGGTGATGCAACAACAATGCAGTCTTTACGTAGGTTCTGAGAGATACCTGCTAGAGCAGATACATCTAAACCATCATTGTGTGCAACCATGAAGTCGATCTGGATTTGATCAACGTCGCCGTATGCTGCTTCGTAGTCTGTCTGTAGAGTAGTTGAAGGCGTATCTGTACCACCATCAAGATCGAATGTTCCGGCCTGAGGTGACTGAGATAGTTCGATCCAGTTAGAACGACGGTTAACATATTCTACGATGTAACGTTCGTCGCCGACAGTTTCGGTTAGGTTTTTGTGGGATTCAACAACCGCACCATCATATTCAACATCGACTGTTTTGGTGGTTACGCTTGTTGATGTTCCGTCCACGCCTAGTACGCTTTCAGTAATGGCAGTGACAACAACTTTTAGGTTGTCCCCCAGAGAGCCTGGGTGTTTTGCCATTACTGGAGTGACTTCATCGTCGACTTGCGATTGTGCAGCAACAGCATCGTTTAGTGCAGTAGTTAGTGCAGCAACGACATCGTCGTCTGGTGTTTCTTTTGCCTGTTCATCCGCTAACGCAGCTTGTGCGTCCACTACGGCTTGGTTGGCATCTAGTAGTTCTTGTGATGGTGCCTTTGCAGTCGTTCCCGCGCTCGCGCGTGTGACAAAAGCACTACCTGAGTATTTTAGAAATTGAGAGACCGCTAGGAAGTCTGCTGAACTTCCTCCGTCTTTCGGAGACCCGAAAGTAGAAACTAGTTCAGATTCGTTTGCAACGAATACTGGTTTTCCTACTGGGCCCCATGCGAAGTCACCGATGAACGCACCTGTGGTAGAACCGACTGCTGGAACAGTTCCAGATAGATCGATTTCTTTAATAGTTACGCCTGGCGACTCATTTGATCTAAGAGCCATGATTGTATCCTTCTAGTTAAGGTATAATAAGTTAAACATAATACGGAGTAATATCGTCAATAACACTATTTATAACTTGACTAGTTTTCACCGTAATTTGTATCGAACGGGGTCTGAAAGTTCGACCATTCCATACCATCTTGCGAAGGCGCTTCTACGATATCTCTTCCGTCGTCAATGATACCGAACGGAGGCAAGTCTTCCTCGATCTGCGCCATCCTTTCTTCAAATAGAAGGTTCTTGATATTCATATCAAAGTTGTCACCGAACGATTGAGTGGAGACGAAGTATCCGAACATCACTAAGTTCATCATCAAGTCGTCGTGGTTACCGTCACTCGCCTCGTAGGACACACCCTTGGCCACAAAGGTGGAGATCTCTAGGATAGTTTCTTCGTCGACCACTTGCAATTTATTGTTCTCTAGGATATCCTTAATGGACGAACACCCGATGCGTTTTACTTTACGAGTCATCGTTACACCGATCGCGTCGGACTTGATCGCGGACTCCAAGAACATGTTCTCGTATTCTAGGTCTTGGTACAGACCGACCGCAACGAGAATTCCCGCATCGTTATTCTCTACGACACAAAGCGCTTCGTTATAAAGATTTGCATACTTATAAATAATGTTTGGGTAGAGCAATGGAGAAATATTGTTGTTTCGATATACAGCCACTTGCTTGAATGGCCTTTGTGATACATCGATTACCGTAAATGTCGAGTAATCCTGACCTCTACCTTTACTTACATCCACGGTCATGATATACTCGTGATCGCTTACAGGTTTCTCATATACCTTGAGATCCCCACCTTCCAATAAATTTATTGGTTGTCGCGCACGTAGATCTAGTAGGGTATTACCCTCGATCAATGTGTCACCCGTCCCGAAGAAGGTATTCCCAAATTCCTGATCAAACTGGAGTTGGGATGTATTCGCGATGGTCTCCTCTTTCCACTTCTCATCTCGCCCAGGCACATCCCACCAATCTACACGATAGGGTTTGTATTCGTTTACGCCCTGTACCGCACCCTCCCAGATCTTGTGATAGGTGTTACCGATACCGTTTGCAGTAGATGTGATAATCACCTTAGTGTCAATACCAGACGACACCACCGGATAGGTTGAGGTATAGAATTCTGCCGCGTTCTCTACGAACGCAAACTCATCTAGAAATAGTAGGTTTACCGACATACCACGAATCGAAGATCCGGATGTCGCACTTGCAATAATACGAGAGTTGTTGGATAGTTCGATAGACCCCTTGTTGAGGGCCTTACATCCTGGCTGTAAAAAGAAAGGTAGATTCTCCATCATCAAGGTCACACGTGCCAACATCTCACGAGCAGTCGCACCTTTGTTTGCAAGGACCGCAATGGTCTTCTCTGGGTGGAATAAGGCATACCACAGAATGTATCCGACCGAACTGATAGACTTGCCCGACTGACGACACGCGAGGACGATAGAGAATCGGTTCTCCTCGAAGTGATCGAACATGTCTTCCTGATAAGGATAGAGGTTGAATGGAACGAGACCCTTGTCTAGGTGGATGACCTTGACGTATTGTCTACAGAAGTAAGCGGGATCCTCCATACACTTCTTATACTCACGGAGTTTAGTGGCGTCCCATTCTTCTGCGACACCGTCTCGTTTAATTAAAGGATTTCCTAGGTAGGAGTTCTTACTGTAACTACTCATCGTCTTGGTCTATGACCTTCTCATCCCTGTCCCCCAATAGGAAACGCTGGAGTTCAGTTGTCGACCCGACGAATAGATTGTTATTTGTGGTGTTTGTCTCTTTTGGTTTGTTTTCGTCCAAAAGTTCTTTTTGTTTCTTGTTAAGTTCCATCAGCTTGTCATTGACGTTAGCGATGTCTTTTATCATATTAGACAACACCTCGAATGCTCGGGGATGTTCTGATTCACGCGCGACCTGAATCATTAGGTCAAGCGATTCGCGACCTTTCTCGATTAGATCATAGTAGGTATCACGGGAGTACTCGTAGTCCTGTTCGTGGACAAAGTTCTTCTTTTGGTCGTCCGTGATAATTGTTGGGGGTTTATGACTGTCTGTCATCGGTTATCTCTATATTAAAACCAAAGTCTCCGTCCGGACTCACGTCGATCGGATCTGGTGTCACACGTACATTACTTAGGAAATCTGTATCTCCCGCATCTGAAACGATGGCATTAAGTTCTGTATTTACTTCGCGGATCTCCACGCCTGTCTTCACAGGACCGTAGAAGTTCGCATTCATATCAAAGGATAGAGTGTATATGATAGTTCGTCTCTGTTCGATCGGACCCTCAAAGTCGTCAGAGAAGTTGACCCCCGTCAGAGTGATCGGGATATCTTCTTTGATCTCTGGGTAATCGGAGAACGGTTTGACCGACAGGGAATATTGAGGGGCAAAGTATGGTAATATCTGTTCGACCACTTGTAGTGCGTCGTCCTGTGACTTCGCGTAGATATTAAGTTCGAATCCGACCTTGTAAGGGACGCCGCAGAACACGTCCTTGCGAGTTCCGTCACCTTGACTGGCGACACTGACCTGATTGATCTTTGGTAACTGCCGTGGTGCGTCATATGCGATTGACACAATTTCAAAAGACATGCGAGGCAGCTTTAGTGCGACCTTACGTTCAGACTGTTCTCCCCTACTCATTTCCTCTAGTCGCGAGATGAAGTTCCTGCGAGGTGCATACGTCAGAGGCAACTTGACCTGAGACAATACCTTACCGTCTGCCGCAGTTCGCAGTATGTGCATATCGTCGAACATAGATCCGAACAACGCAACACATGTGCGCACACGCTTGTGATAGAAGTGTCCACCCATCATTAGATTATATCTCCAAACGGATTTGACTCACTGAAATCAAGAAAGTCCTCTTCCCAGTCATTGAATATTTCATTCTGCGCATCTACTTGTATCATGTTTACATTTTCTAAAACAGACTCTGGGGTCATATGCGCATTTGGACCAACGACTGGACTATCTGTAGTCCACTTGTGATATTTACCATCGGTTGCGCCTGTGTGCGCGATTTTTAACATACGAGTATCACTGTTCCATGAAGTGACTTCACCATTTAATATGTAGTCATCGGATACCTGTTGCACATCATCACCTACCAAATAATACGTTTCATCTCCTTCAACAAAAGGAGGCATCTGTAGTTCGTATTGGAATGCACCTTCGACCTCAACATTATCAATGTCTGGGATTCCAGTGTCGAAGTCTTCGTCCGAGAACTCGAACAGCTCGCACTGCATACGGAATGTAGGTAACTGAGACAATTGATAGAACGGGGTTTCGGTCTCCACCTTCATAACTTGGAATAATGACTCAGACATAGGCAGGTAGATTACATCACCTTCGCGAGGACGGAAGTGCGCGTCTGCAAGACGATCACCAACTAACTCTCTCCATCGACGACGTGCTACAACAAAGGTCGCCTGATCACGGATCTCAATACCAAACTTGGTGAAGATATCTCCCTCTCCGTCGAACCCTTCTGCATTTTCAATATAGACTTCAACTTTGTATGCGTCACCAAACTGAGACTGGATACTGTCTAGGAAGATGTCTTCTCTCTCCACGATCTCGCGCGGAAGATAATATACATCCTGTCCATAAAACTTGATGGACTCAATAATCAAGTCTTCATACAAACTCTGTTCGGATCGATTTTTTTGACTGATATATGGATTAGTCGCCATGGTTTACCCCATAAAGAACATTGGACCTTCGTCCTCTTCCAATCGGAACTTCTCCATGATCTTGTCGATGTCTGCGATTGCGTCATCATAGATTTGACGACCATTGATAGTGACCCCGCCAGGCAACTGCATACCGTCAAACTTGATTAGGTTGATACCCCACTGACGTTTGATCAGTGCGGTTGTGTATTCTTTCAGGAAGCGGTGGTTCCATAGGTTGTTGTATTCGGATACCGTATCGTCCGGACTGCGAACACCATAGACCTCGAACACGACGAAGTCTCCCGCTGTTAGTTTCGTTTTAGAAACAAGTAGGTTCACACGATTATACTGTCGATCAAAGGTCATCTGTGGTTGACCCATCAACTTCATGTCGAGTAGCGATAGTTGTTGTTGCATACCTTCATAGTAGGCCAGATCGCCCAACACACCGTTTGCACGAGTGAAGTCGGATATGGTATAGTGCATGTGTTGCCACGCGTCACTGAACCACCCGTGAGTGTTTCCCATAGTCATAGGTAGCATACGTACTACCGCAGTCAAATCGAGGTCGTCCGGTAGATCTACGGTCTGTGTGTCGATGTCCTGTTGTGTTAGTTGGTGTTTGAGGTAGTATCTCTTCGACCCGTCTGGGTGGTTCTCACGGAACCATTGAAGTGCCTCATCAACACGATCATCTAATTGTTCGTCATCGATATTGATCTCAACAACTGGATGTCCCAGTGCACGTAGGCAATACTCGATTAGTTCTTCTCTGTCAGTAGCGTACATCTAATGTGTCTCGAAGTTACGTGTGTGTCTCTCTATTTATACGATTTTATTTATAGACATAAAAAAAGGGAGTCCGAAGACTCCCTCTTTCATCGAAGTTCTAAGAACTTGGATTAGTTGACAACAGTACCGTTGACATCGTAGACATCGATACGGTAGTGTGAACCGTGTTGTCCGTCTAGCTTGTCAGCGTTAGATGAGTTGTCTGGTACTAGAGCACCGGCAGTCTCTGATAGATCTAGTGAGAACTTACCTGTTGACTCTACGTAGTCGATACATGAACCTGCGTCCGCACCGACACATGCCTTCGCACGTGATTCGGTGAAGTATAGGTTTGTTGAACCTTCTGCTACGTTGTCAGTGTCCCATGCTTGGATTACACCAATACCTGTTTCCAGAGTGCTGATACGAGATGTGTTAGAGTTAACAACACCTGTGATTGAACCATCAGCAGATTGGAATGCAGCAACGATCTCTGTTAGAGAGTCTAGTGCCGCTGGGTCAGTGTTCTCTTCGATGAAGTCGATCTGACTTTGTAGTGCCGCGTCTGCGTTCTGACGATCAACGATCTCTTGTGCGATTAGAGCAGCATTACCTTGTTCTGCCGTTTGCGCACGAGCAACTTCGTTAGAAAGATCCAACGTGATTTGCGTATCCGTTGCAGCACGAAGAGCAGACTCTGCGTTCAACTGGGCGACTGTTGCGTAATCCGCTTCGATCGTTCCAGCACGAGTCTGTAGAGCAGCGATGTCATTGTCGTTAGACGTGATCTGTGCTTGTAGGTTAGACTTGTCACCAGTAGTTGAGTTGTCTAGTGCATCGATCTGTGACTGTAGACCATTGTCCGCAAGGATGCGAGCGTTAGTCTCAGCAGTGATCGCGTTCTGACGTGCACTTGTTTCAGCACTTACTGCCGCCGCACGAGCACTTGCTTCTGCGTCGATTGCGTCTTGTAGATCATCATCTGCCGCCGAACGAGCAACTGCTTCTGCTGTAACTTCCGCAGAGTTCGCAGCGTCACCAGCGATACGAGCCGCTTCTTCCGCAGAGATCGCACCTGAATTCGATGAAGTTGCAGCTTCAGTCGCATCCATTTCTGCTTCTAGGGTTGATACACGACCTGTTAGGGCAGATGCATCACCACCTAGGTTGTCGATCAGAGTTTGTAGACTTTGATCAGCACCTTCGTATGCAGCAACTAGTTCTGTCAACTGGTTCAGTGTTTCTGGTGAACCGTTAGTGATTGCAGATACTGCCGCAGATACTGTGTCGATGTTAGACTGTAGAGTGTTGTCCGCACCAGCACGAGCACTTGCTTCTGCATCGATGTTCGCTTGTAGAACTGCGTCAGCAGCGATACGTGCAGCTTCTTCTGCTGCAACTTCTGCTGAGTTTGCATTGTCACCAGCGATACGTGCAGCTTCTTCCGCGTCGATTGCGTCTTGTAGTGCCTGACGACCAGATACACCCGAAGATGATACTGTGTCGATCTGTGACTGTAGAGAACCCTCTACCGCAACCGCACGTGCAGTTTCAACGTTTACTTCGTTTGAGTTTGCAACGTCACCCGCGATACGAGCAGCAGTTTCTGTAGATAGATCACTACTTGAAGAAGTTGATGCTGCATCAACGTATGCCTTAGTTGCCGCATCTTGTGCAGAACTTGGGTCAGCCATGTTAGTAACTGCGTTACCGTCCATGTCAACTTCAGCAGACATCTGGATGTTAGATGAACCTGAAGATGTGCTGATACCAGATGTACGTGCGTTTGCAGCAGCGATTGCCGCAGCGTTAGCCGCGATGTCAGTGTCGTTAGAAGTTACTTGACTTTGTAGGTCAGCAACGTCTGTTGGTGTTGCAACACCGTTCGTTAGAGTAGTGTTGATTGTTGCGATGTCAGAAGCGTTCTGAGCAGCTGCCGCAGAGTTTGCAGCAACAGATGTGGTTAGAGAACTATCCGCACTTTCAAATGCCGCAACGATTTCCTGAAGCGTGTCAAGTGTTTCTGGGGAAGTCCCTAGAATAGCACTTACCTGCGCTTGTAGGTCTGCGATGTCAGAAGAAGTCAGACCTGCAACAGCATCAGCGATCGCGGCAGGTACAACCTTACCGTCTGCGCCGATTACAGTTACGTCGTTGATAGAGATGTCACCATTCGATACGTCAACGCCGTTCTGTATTCTAAACTTTTTGTTTGTAGACATTTTGTTTACCTTTTAGAATTTTGGTGGATGGGGGAGAGCTGATCCCTCCCCCGACTATTATCTAAGTTCCTTATGCGTCAACGTATGTTACTGAGACAGAAACTACCGCACCTGCTGATTCAGCGGTGTATAGTAGTTCAATACTCTGTCCGTTTACACGAACGTCTGTATCGCCTAGGAATGATGAACCAGTGAATACGACACCATACTCAACGATGTAAGCAGATGTTCCATCGTGGACAACTAGTGCCTCACGTGTTTCGAATTCACCACCCGATTCTACTGTTACAACATACTTCGCAGAACGATACTGGGTCTTGTTGAACGCAGAAACTACTGTAGCAGAAGTTCCAGCGACAATGTCGTTACCCTGTTCGAACACCTTGATGTTGTCAGCAAGAGTTTCTAGACCAACCGACTTAGGATCTAGTACACCAACTGAGTTAGTAGACTGTGCGATAACAACCGCTTGTGTACCAACTGGGATTGCAGCGTTGAATGTGATCAACTGGTTTACTGCATCGATGCTGTAGTGTACGCCTGGATCCTGAATAACACCACCAACGAAGACGATTGCGTTCTGGTCTTGCGTGTAGAAGTCTAGTGCGAATGTAGTCTGTGCACCGTCACCAGCCATTGTCTGACGCTGTGCGTTGTTGAATGCCAACTGAGTTGGATCCTGTAGAGACATTCCGTCTAGTGTGTTAGTTACACGTAGAACGTAACCGTTCTTACCGTCGTATGATGAATCAGCAACGTCTACTAGTTCTAGGATAGACTTAGCAGTGTCAACTGAGAATGCACCAGTCGATGGATCGTAAGATACCTTACCTTCACCAGCAGTGTCGACCGCAGAGACTGAGGCACGTGCACGAGCAGTTGTGAAGTATAGGTTATCACCTTCGGCAACATCTGTAGTTGAGAACTGCGAGATGTGTTGTGCAGCAAGACCTGCATCCAACTGACCCTTGTTTACTGCGTCTTGTGGGTCTGTACCATTAGCGACTGAAGTGACTTTGTTGCCACCCATTGATAGAGAACCAGACATGGTGTCTCCAGACTTAGATACCTTACCGTTGATCTGAGTCTGTAGGTTTGCGTCCGCAGTAGCGAACTCACCACGAATAGCCGCACCTTGCGCTGCGCGATCAGAAATCTCTTGTGCGATGTCTGAGTCGTTTGCAGTGATTTGTGTTTGGTTAGATTGGATTAGTGATAGTAGATCACCGTCACCAGACTGAAGCGCAGCGACGATCTCTGTTAGAGAGTCTAGTGCAGCAGAGTCTGTGTTAGATACGACGAAGTCGATCTGTGACTGTAGTGACGATTCAATACCCTGTGCACGTGCAGCTTCACTTGCAATTGACTGAGCGTTAGTTGTGATCAGATCACCTAGATCCGATTCTACAACAGTTGCACGATAAGTCTCACTAATGATTAGAGCGGTGTTTGCAGTTTCTGCAGCAGTCGCACGAGCGATTTCTGCGTCAATCTGTGACTGTAGGTTACCCTTGTTTCCGTTGTGAGTGTTATCAACTGCCTTGATTGCCGCGTCTAGTTTTGCAGCAGCATCTGACAATGAAGTAGATGCATCAATGTAGTTGGAACCTGTTGGTGTGATGTAAGTACCATCAGCGTTTACACCAGCAGCAAGTTGAGTTGCAGTCATCTCTGTCTCAACAACTGTTAGACGTGAGTCTAGACCGTTGTCAGCGATTTGACGTGCAGTTGCTTCTGCGTCGATGTTACCCTGTAGAGTTGCGTCAGCACCTGAACGTAGAGCAGCTTCGTTTGCAACGATACCGTCTGCGTATACCTTCGCCGCAGCTTCTGCGTCGTCCGCTTCTGCTTCTGCGTAAGTCTGTGCAGATGCAAGGACAACCGCGTCACGTGCGATGTAGTCTGCTTGATCAATTGTACGATCAGCAGCTAGATCAACACGGATCTGTAGGTCTTCAGCAGCGCGAGTAAGGATTTCCGCAGTTAGTCTGTCACTATCTACGTCCGCGCGAGACTCAGCAGCAGTCATACGACCTTCAACTGCGTCTAGTTCACCGTGAACTTCGTTCACAGCACCAGAGATTGTCTGTGCAGTTGTGTCGAATGCTTCAGCACCGACCTTCGCTTCGAGAGCATCGATGTCTGCTTCGTTGACAGTTAGACGACCACCTTGTAGTGTCTGTTCTGTCTCTAGCGCAGTAGCACGAGTCTCTAGTGAAGTTGCACGACCTTCAACCGCGTCCATCTCACCTTCTAGAGTAGAGATACGACCTTCGTCTACGTCTGTCTGAGCGTGTAACTCGTTAACAGCAGCAGTAACAGTTGATGCAGTTGTTGTTAGTACCTGAACGCCCATCTGACCCTGTAGAACGTCAACGTGACCTTCTTCAGTTGTCATACGAGATTCTAGTGAAGTTGCGCGACCTTCGACTGCATCCATTTCTGATTGCAGTGTATCGATCTCACCCTCAGCAGTAGTTACGCGACCTTCTAGTGATGTTAGGTCACCAACTTCTACGTCTAGTTCAGCGTGTAGTTCGTTGATTGCAGCAGATAGATCAGTTGCAACAGTTGCAAGAGATGCAGTTCCGACCTTAGCTTCTAGGTCATCGATGTCACCTTCGTTTACAGTTGCACGACCTTCTAGTGCAGTAGCACGTGCTTCAACCGCAGACATGTCGCCTTGTAGTGCGTCGACGTTTGCTTCTTCTGTAGTTACACGATTCTCTAGTGCAGTTAGATCAGCAGCTTCGCCATCGATCTCTGCGTGTAGTTCGTTAATCGCGTCAGAAACGTTTGTTGCAGTTGTGTGTAGTAGTGCAGAACCTTGCTTAGTTTCTAGTGCAACGATATCTGCTTCAGCAACGTTTAGACGACCGTTCTGAACTAGTTGATCAGAATCTAGACCGTTTAGACGGTTTGTGTGAGCAACGTCTTTCGCTTCTAGGTCAGTAGCACGTAGTTCAACTGCGTCCATTTCTGATTCTAGAGTAGTTAGACGACCACCGTTAGCATCGATAACACCTTGTAGATCCGAATCTGCTTCTTGGAATGCACTAACGATTTCTGTTAGCGAATCTAGTGCAGCACCATCTTCGTTAGAAACGATGAAGTCAACACGACCTTCTAGAGTTGTTAGGTCAGTACGGATACCACCTTCAACACCAGTTGCACGTAGGATTTCTGCATCCAACTGATTTTGTAGATCTGTAACGTCACCTGCTTGTAGATTTTGTAGAGAAAGGATGTCAGAGTCATTTGCAGTAACCTGCGCCTGTACACTATCTACGTCAGTACGTAGACCAGCTTCGATGCCTTCAGCACGTGCCTGTTCTGCATCGATGTTAGACTGTAGGACGCCTTCTGCGGCAGTCGCACGGTTAACTTCAGCAGTGATCTGTGCTTGGTTATCGTTGTGATCAGATGCCTGTAGGATCTGAAGTGCAAGGATGTCTGAATCGTTTGCAGTGATTTGTGCTTGGTTAGAATCAACGTCTGTACGTAGACCTGCTTCAACACCTTCTGCACGAGTCTTCTCAGCGGCGATTGCAGCAGCGTTAACCCCTTCTGCTGTAGTTGCACGAGAAACCTCTGCGTCGATCTGGTCTTGTAGATCATCAACGTCAGAACCGACTAGACCTTGTAGAGCAAGGATGTCTGAATCGTTGCCAGTGATCTGACCTTGTAGATCAGTTGCAGTTGCAGTTAGTACTGCTTCCGCACCACTTGCACGTACAGTCTCGGCTAGGATTGCAGCGTTTAGATCGGAGTCAACGTTTGTGAAACCTTCTTCTAGGTTATCGACGCGAGTCGATAGAGCCGCATCACCAGCGATACGTGCAGTTTGCTCGATCGTGATATTACCAGCGTTTGTAGAGATGTTGCCAATGTTTGTATTGATATCAGAGCGTAGACCTGCTTCAACACCTTCTGCACGTTGACGTTCTGTAACGACAGATGCAGCGTTAACACCTTCCGCAGCAGATGCGCGAGTAACTTCAGCAGTGATCTGAGATTGTAGATCATCAACGTCGATTGTAGTGTTAGCGTTTAGTGCGTCGACCTGTGCTTGTAGGTCTGAGTCACCAGATGCACGTGCAACTTCTTCTGCACGTAGGTCTGTTTCGTTCTGTGAAGATAGAGTCTGTACTGCATCCATCTCACCTTCTAGTACTGTTGTACGTAGAGATAGTGCGGTGTCAGCAGCGATACGCTCGCCTTCTTCTGTAGATACGATTGCGTTTGCGTGTGATACTGCCTGTTGCTTCGCAGTTGCGATACGGTCGGTGATTGTGTTTCCACCAGTACCGTTTACAGATGCGTCACCAATTAGTGCAGTGTCTTGTGCGTCAGCGTGTTGCTTCGCTTCAAGCATGTGCGAATCAGCTTCTTGATCCGTGTATGCCTTCGCTTGGTCTAGTACGTCTTGTGTTGAGATGTTGATGTCAACATTGATCTGGTCGATCTGAGACTGTAGACCCGCATCCGCAGTTGAACGCGTTGATGCTTCTGCGTCGATGTTACCCTGTAGAGTAGTATCAGCAGATGCACGAGCAGACGCTTCGTTTGAGATCGCAGTAGTGTTAGACGAAATCAGTGCAGACATGTCTGAGTCAGACGCCTGATAAGCACTAACGATTTCTGTCAATGAGTCTAGTGCTGCTGGATCAGTGTTAGATGTGATGAAGTCAACCTGTGATTGTAGACCCGATTCAACACCTTCTGCACGAATCTTCTCTGCCGCGACTTCTGCTGAGTTAGCAGAGTCACCAGCGATACGATCAGCGATTTCTTGATCAACGCGAGCGTTTAGATCAGAGTCGCCTGCGATACGTGCAGCGTTCTCGATTGCAACTGAGTTGCTTGATTCGGTGATTGCTTCTGCCTTTGCAGTTGCAATACGATCTGTGATTGTGTTGCCTGTAGTACCGTCAACAGTTACGTCACCGATCATTGTTTCGTCTTGTGACTCAGCGTGTGCCTTCGCAGCAGCTTCTGCCGCAACGATGTCTGCGCCTAGATCAGTGCGGACTTGGTTGTCAGCAACTGCACGTGCAACGATCTCGTCTGAGATGTTTGACGCGTTTGCAGCTTCTGCACCAGTAGCACGAGCGATTTCACCGTCAAGACGACCTTCGATGCGTGACTCTTCGCCACTAGCGCGAGTAACTTCAGCAGTGATCTGAGACTGTAGAGAAGTAGACTTAGTCTCTTCTGTGTCTAGTCGTGCAGATAGTGCATTGTCACCAGCGATACGTGCAGTCTCTTCCGCACCGATTAGACCAGCAAGTGAAGTTTCTGCTGATTGTGCGCGAGAGATTTCGACAGTAACACGGTCGTTGATTTCTGTTTCTTTTGCAACAGCGCGGTTAACTTCGTTTGTGATTGCAGTAGAGTTTGCGATGATAGAAGCAGTTAGTGCGTCGTCCGCGTTCTGGAATGCTTCTACGATTTCCGCTAGAGAGTCTAGTGAATCGCTGTCTACGTTGTTGAGGAAGTTACTGATCTGCGACTGTAATGCAGCGTCTGCTGCGATGTATGCAGCTTCGATTGAGTCTTCACGTGCCTTTGCGCGTGTCTCTTCCGCAGTGATGTTAGCCTGTAGGGTAACGTCTGCTTGAGCACGAGCACTTGCTTCTGCGTCGATGTTGTTCTGTAGTAGTGTTTCTGCAGCTTGTGCGCGTTGTGTTTCTACTAGAACGTCTGCGTCGATTTGAGCAGCAACATCAGCATTAGCACGATCAGCGGTATAGTATAGGTTAGAACCTTCCGCTAGGTCAGACGTGCTGAACGAAGCGAAGAACTGGTCTGCACCAATCTTCTTTAGTGAGTCAGAATTGACATCGTAAAGAAGCGTAAAGCAGTCCGAAGGATTTACCATACCTTGAAGGGTTGATTGTCCCTGTACCGCACTTTCGTCAAGTTTGGTATTGATTACCGCCTTGTCCGCTAGAGCAGGGGATTTAATCTGCCTAAATGCCATTAGGTTATCTCCTAGTTGGTTAGTGTTGGAATTAAACGTTTAATAATATACTAACGAAATTTTATGTAGATGTCCGTACCTTGCGGTGGGATCTCAAAAAATTGAATAGTATCTCCGATGGTTTCATATACTTCTTCAGGATGTTGAAGTACATCATTGACCCATACATCAATTAAGTCATCACGTGCCGGTGTCCCGTTCAATGTGAATATGGCGGTGTCGCCTGGGGCAATGAACGCTTGTGATTCAGGGATCACAGTGCGGTCATTAGTTGATGATGAGGTACCTTCGATAAGTTCGAATAAAATTGTTTCTTGGCCTGGAGTAGAGGAAACCTCATCCTGCTTCTTCTTGGCCAGATTAAACAGACTTTCGGCAAGCACCCTGTTAAAGGACTTATTATTGATCATATCTTGGAGTACTAAGGATGGTTAATATACTGGTTTTATTTATACTAAAAACAAGTTTAACCAGACCTTTATTTTTATGATTGTCGGAACTGAAGTAGTTCTTGTAGTAGTTCAGTTACTTCTTGTAAATCAGAATCGATTCCATCGAGTCGTGCATTAAGAGCATCTACTTCTACTTGGCTTGCAACGGGTTGTCCGTTGAGGGTGTAGTTTCCCTTGAGTTGAACACCTGTCGCGTCCATAATCAATCTATCATCATTCCCATGTTGAATTTTAAACTGACTGTCGTTAAACCCTAAGTGTTTAAGGACGGTGTCTGTTCCATTATGATAGAAACGGGTTTCTTCGTTTGTGCCTACAATAAAGGCGAAGTGATCATCTAGGATGAGGTCGTTTCCAAAAGAAACGCCTGTTGAGTTATACGCTGCGACTTGAATAACTTGCTCTTCGTCTACCGCGTGAGTTAGGGTTATTGAGACCCCGTCATCAGCAACGTAGTCCATTCCTTGGTGGAGTAAGACACCGTTGAGATATACTTGAATTCGAGATGGGGTATTTGGATCTGGATCATACTGTAGTATGTTTCCTTTGTCGTCCGCACCCGTAATAACCTCTAGTGTTCCGTCAGAGGTATAGATGTAAGCGTTGAATGTGGTTGTCGCAGATAGATTACCTTCACCTACCGAACCAATTTCTACGATGGTTTGAACTCCACCATCATACTCACGTTTGATATAGAGTTTACCGTCTTGAGTATTTATACCGATCTCGCCCAGTAATAACTCTTCAATACTGGGAATATCACCAAGACCGTCAAACGTCTTGATGTTCGCACCAATATTCTGAACTACATTACTAATAGGCCTGCCAACAGTTACTCGCTTGACTTTGGTTCCAGAACCAAAACCACTTATGGATGCTACGCCTGTTGTCCCACCTACTCTTCTTATTGGCATATCGTTACCTAGTAACAGAAGGGTTGACTTTTATCTTACCTTCTAGTATTCTTTCTACAATGGTGTGGCCTTCGACATCAACAAAGGCAATCTCAACATCATAGACATATCTACCACGAGTGGATAGAGCATCGGTCTGTAAATGAGTAAGGGATAGTGTAACGATACCTTCGGGTGAAGGATCGGGAATCACGGCAGTGAAGTCAACGGACTCCTCACTTCTATAAGTCTTCTTCATCTTTGCATAAGCAGTATAACCCGTTAGATCTTTCTTAGATCCGTCCGGATTCACTAACTCTATCTGTAGAGCTAGGTCTGCACCCTGATCAATTGTGAAGTCTTCGTAAGTTGCCATAGTCATCAAGACCCTAAGTGTATAAACGTTCTGTGTCTATTTATACAACTTAGGGTGCGTGATATTTTGTTTTATTCTGAAGCGATGTCTTCTAAGACCATCTCACGGAATTCTTCTGAAGTCTCAGACCAGTCGAAGACGTAAGAAACTGTTACACGCCAATCATCTTCTGAAGATGCAGCGTGATACATTAGTTTTTCGTCTTGTCCGTAATGTCCGAAGTATGCCGCCTTGCAAGTCCACTGACCTGGCTTGTCTTGGCAACGGATAACTTCTTTAGTTTCCGGATGGATGTAGTCGAACCAACCTGAACCACTCTCTGAGTAAGAGAAGATTAGGTTGAAGCCTGGGGCGTTAGCGTTGTTGTGCCATGCAATGAAACCGCCTGGTGGGTATACCGCTGCAAGCGCATTGTGCTTGACCGACAGGAAGTTCATCATCTTGTCATTTAGATCTGACAACATGTGCGTCATGTCACGCTTGAAGATTGGATCTGCATCTGGCTCGAACATCTGGTGAGCGCGATCTGATAGTTTAAAGTTATAACCTACCATCTCATCTGGGAAACCTTCGTGTTGCGTTCCCTGATCTACAATCTCTTGCATGTACTTTGGTCCAACGTACCAGTTACGCTGACGCATACGTTCCTTAGACGTGCAGTGACAGTTCTCTGCAAATCCAGAAATCTTAGGTAGTCCAGCGTAGTTGTCCAGAATCGCAAGCAACTCAGGGTTCTTAACGTCGACGTGCTTTAGATATTGGTCGTTTAACTGTGTCATACGATTGGTGTATCCTTATTTAAACCAGCAGAGAAGTGACGGATAATCACTGGCCCTGTTTCTGGTTTTGTTATTGCCCAATTAAGTGCGTTGTAGTAGTTCCATCTCAAGTCGTCATCAAAGATACCAACTTTGAGATCCTTATACTTTTCTTCTTTCTCAGTCAACCACCAGAGTGAGAACTGGTCCCAAGATTTGAGACTGTCCGCATACCCATCTGGCCACCAAGTGTCATTCATCTGTCTGAATGTCAAGTCCCACCAATCGTCCATGAATTCACGCACAATCGGTTTGGACATATCATATAAACATACTGCACCGCATAGTGTGAACTTAGAAACCCCCTCTGGGGTGTCGAAGTCACGTTCTGCATATATGTAGTCACGATCATCTGTCAAGGCAGTAAAGACCACATCATGGTCCTTCATTTCATCCCAAACTTTACAGATGTCTTCGTGCTCTACTTCCATATCAGCATCGATATACATCGTTAGGTCATACGGCGATTTCGCCATACCCCATAACTTAGCGCGGTAGTGATCGTCACATAAGAGAATATCATCTGCGACATCTCGACCACGGTCATCAAGGAATCGTTCCTCAGTCACCAAACAGATCTTGCATTCCTCTTCCGGTTCATAGTAGTCTCTAAGAGACTCTGCAAGATTGATTGCGTACAAATAAAAGTTGCGTTTCTTAGACGCAACAATAATAAAACCTTTACTCTTTTCCATCTGTCTCGGCCTCTAGTTGGTCTTGTAAAATCATAATTGAGTACATATCGACTTCAATCTTAGATTTTGCACGACGCAATTTTGCCTTCAACTTGCGGTTCTTAGAGTTCTTGATCTCTTCAACCTCAAACGCTTCTAGTTTGTAGTTAAACAGTTTCTCAAGCTTCCTTGCCTTTTGGTGTTCCAATTCACGTTGTTTCTCTTCTTCTGCCTCCGCAGCTTTGCGTTCGACTCGATCGGTAGTTTCATTATCGATCAACTCTTCACCAAGCGCATCCACGACTTCTGCGAACAACTCGTTAGGATTTCCATCACGATCATGTCTTGCCAACAACATCTGTTGACGGGTGACACGACCCATATCATCTTCCATTTCTAGGATACAGTTTAGTTCTTTCTTCTCTTCTGTTTCCCAAAATGCGTTGTCCATCCAACGTCTATAACTCATTTACTCATTCTCCAAAGGATTCAATTTAAATCTATGTATATCATTAATAAAGTGGGTCCGGAGACCCACCTGTATTCAGACTTCTATTATAACATAGAAGGGTCGCTTATGCAACCCTTACATATAGTGTGTACACATCTGTAACGTGTGTCTGCGTGTCAGAGATGGTTTGACCGATGTAGTTACCGACGAAGCTACGTGCGTAGTTTCCAGCGAACTCACGGGTGTAGTTACCACCAAAGTCACGAGAGTAGTTACCGATGAAGTTTCCTAGGTAAGAAGAAACACGGTCACGTGTGTATGCACCTGAGTAAGCAGATGTTCTGATACGTGCGTATGCAGATACACGGACACGAGAGTAGTTACCTACGAAGTCACGAGAGTAAGCACCAGTGTACTCACCGACGAATCCACGGTTGTAGTTACCCACAAAGTTGCCTACGAAATCACGTGCATATGCACCAGTGTACTCACCTGCGAATGCGCGGCTGTAGTTACCTACGAAGTCACCAGCAAAGTCGCGTGTGTACTGACCGGAGAAGTCACGTGAGTAGTTACCTGTGAATGTACGGTTGTACGCACCAGTGTACTCACCAACGAATCCACGGTTGTAGTTACCTACGTAGTTACCAGCAAATCCACGTGAGTATGTGCCGGAGTAAGCACCAGTATATTCACCGACGAAGTTGCGCGAGTAGTTACCTACGTAGTTTCCACCGAACTGACGTGCATAGTTACCGACGTAGTTTCCGCCGAAGTCACGACTGAAGTTACCTACGTAGTTTCCTGCGAACGTTCCTACGTAATCACCAACATATTCACCAGCGAACTGACGTGTGTACTGACCAGAGAAGGTGCGAGCGTAGTTTCCTACGAAGTCACCAGCAAAGTTAGTTACACGGTCACGGGTGTATGATGATCCACGGTTGCGGACGTATGCAGATACACGAGTACGTGCGTATGCAGAGTAACGAGTGCGCGTTGAAGTACGAGCATAGTTACCAGTAAAGTCACCTGCGAAGTTACCAGCAAATCCACGAGCGTAGTTACCAACGAAGTCTCCGGTAAACGTTGTTGCGTAGTTACCTACGAAGTTACCAGCGAAGTTGGTTACACGATCGCGTGTGTAAGCCGAACCACGGTTACGAGTAGATGTGCGGGTTGAATCGCGTGTGAAGTCACCGACGTAGTTAGTTACACGTGTGCGAGCGTATGCGCTGTAACGAGTACGAGCGTATGCGGATGCACGGTTACGTGTGTAGTAACCAGTATAGTTTGTTTCACGTGTGCGAGCGTAAGAGTTCGCAAAGTTCTGTGTGCGGTTACGTGTGTAAGCAGAGTTACGAGTACGAGTGTAGTTTGTTACACGAGTACGTGCATAGTTACCCACGAAGTCACCAGCAAAGTTACCGGCGTATCCACGAGCATAGTTACCTACGAAGTTACCTACGAAATCACCCACGAATGTGCGAGCGTAGTTACCGACATAGTTACCAGCAAATCCACGTGCATAGTTACCTACGAAGTTGCCGACATAGTCACCCGCAAAGTTACGCGCATAGTTACCGACGAAGTCGCCAGTGAACGTTGTCGCATAGTTACCGACATAGTTACCTGCGTAAGTTAGTGTGCGTGTGTAGTAACCAGTATTGGTTGATGTGCGTGTTGAGTTACGCGAATAGTTACCAGCGAAATCACCTACAAAGTCACCTGTGTAGTATAGAGTCGCTGCACGGTTACGCGTGTAAGTGCCTGTCGCAACGCGAGTTCTTGCGTAAGCAGAGTAACGTGTGCGCGTTGAAGTACGTGCGTAGTTACCAGTGTAGTTACCAGCACGAGTACGTGAGTAGTTACCAGTGTAGTTACCAGCACGAGTACGAGTATATGTGCCACCGAAGTTTCCTACGAAATCACCAGTGTAGTATAATGTACGTGTATAGTTACCGGTATAACTTGCAGCACGAGTACGAGTATACGTACCACCGAAGTTACCTACAAAGTCACCAGTGTAGTATAGTGTACGTGCATAGTTACCGGTATAATAGAATGTGCTACTACGAGTACGCGAGTAGGTTCCAGTACCGGTTGAAGTGCGAGTGGAATCAATATTGCCTACGAAGGTACCTGTGAAGTCGGTATCGGTAGTGTTCATTCTAATCAACTTATATCGCAGGAATGTAGTACCTGTAACAAAATCACCACGATAGTATCGTTTATTATTAGTTGTGTTTACAACAGTAGTAGTAGAAGAAGTACCTGCGACAGAGAAGTCACCATGTAAACGGTCGAAAATGTCAATGGTGTTGTTGTATGGGTTCCATCCCCAGTAAGTACTACCACCTTTACCTGCTAGGTAAACACCGCCGCCTGGGTTAGCTAAGATAGAAACACGAGTTGATGAAGTCGAGCGAGTAAAGTTACCAGTGTAGTATAGAGTACGTGAGTAGTTAGCTACGTATCCAGCTCCCGTAGTGCTTACACGAGTATAGTCAGCGCCTGGTGTGCTTGTGCGAGTGTAGTTTGTCGCACGAGTACGAGAGTATTCCCCAACATATGATGCCGCACGTGCACGTGTGTATGTGCCGGTATTCGTTGAATTACGAGTATAGTTAGTTACACGAGTACGTGAGTAGTTACCGACGTATGAGAACGCACGGTTACGAGCGTAGTTACCTACGTATGAGAATGCACGGTTACGAGCATAATCACCAACGTAGTTGCCTGCGTATCCACGAGCATAGTTACCAACGTAGTATAGGTTACGTGTGTAGTTGCCTGTGTATGTTACACCTACCGCTGAAGTGCGAGTGTAGTTTGTTACACGAGTACGACCATAGTTACCTACGAAGTCACCTGCGTAGTATAGGGTACGTGCATAAGAGAACGTAGATGGTCTGCTACGAGTAGATGTACGCGAGAAATCACCAACATAGTTAGTGATACGAGTACGTGCGTAAGCGGAACCACGAGTTCTTGTATAGTTTGTCGCACGAGTACGAGCGTATGCACTGTAACGAGTACGAGTAGATGTACGAGCGTAAGCAGAACCACGGTTGCGTGTGTAGTTCGTTGCGCGAGTACGGGCATATGCAGAGTAACGTGTGCGAGTCGATGTACGAGTTGAAGTACGTGCGTAGTTACCTACGAAATCTCCAACGAAGTCACCGACGAAACCGCGAGCATAGTTTCCGGTGAAGTCACCAAGGAAGTTACGGCTGTAGTTACCGACAAAGTTTCCAAGGAAGTTACGACCGTAGTTACCTACGAATCCGCGAGAGTAGTTACCTACATATGCGCGAGCGTAGTTACCAACGAAGTTTCCAACGAAGTCACGAGCGTAGTTTCCGATAAAGTTACCACCGTAGTTTCCTACGAAGGTGCGAGCATAGTTGCCCACAAAGTTACCCGCAAAGTTAGTGACGCGATCACGAGCAAAATCACCAACGTAGTTAGTGATGCGTGTTCTTGCGTAAGCACTGTAACGTGTGCGAGTTGATGTGCGTGTTGATACGCGAGAGTAGTTGCCTACGTAGTTACCAGCAAATCCACGAGAGTAGTTACCCACGAAGTTACGTGAATAGTTACCTTGGAAGTTGCGAGAGTAGTTACCAATGAAGTTACCTGCAAAACCTGTTACACGGTTACGCGTATATGTTGATACACGAGCACGAGAGAATACGCCAGTATAGTAACCAGTGTAAGTCCCTGCGAAGTTCTCTTCACGGGTGCGGGTAAAGTCAGTTGCGTAAGTAGAGGTACGTGTACGCGTATATGTTCCAGCGTAAGCAGATGTACGAGTACGCGTGTAAGTTCCAGCATATGCAGATGGACGGATGCGAGAGTAAGTCCCTGCATAAGTTCCAGCGTATGTAGAAACACGGTTACGAGTATAATCCGCCGAGTATGATGAAACACGAGTACGCGAGTAAGTACCGGCGTAAGATGATACACGACCACGAGTGTACGATGAAGTACGTGTACGTGAGAATGTACCAGTGAATGGTGTTACGCGATTACGAGTGTAAACCGAAACACGTGCACGGTTATATGTTCCCGCGAAGTATCCAGTGAACGCTGTTAGGCGAGTACGTGAATACGATGAAACGCGAGTACGTGCGTATGTACCTGAGTACGATGATGGGCGAGTACGAGAGTAGTTCCCTTCAAAATTACGTGAGTAGTTACCTACGAAGTCACGTGAATATGTACCTGTGTAGTCTCCTACAAAAGTACGAGCAAATGTTGAAACACTGTCACGCGTGTATGTTGATACGCGAGTACGAGTGTATGCAGAAACACGTGCACGGTTGTATGAAGATACGCGAGTTCTTGCGTATGCAACGTCAACTGGTGTACGACGTGTATTCTGTGCAGTACCTACAGACACCCATGTGCCTGCGACTGTTGGTGCGCCTTGTGCTGCTGAACGTAATTGGTATGAACCAATCGCTCCAGAAGTAGCACGAAGTGACTTGATGCGTTGACCTAGTGTGTACTGGATCTGGGCATCTGTCATTTCACGTAGACCGTTGAAACCAGAACCGTCGTAGCTTGTAGCTACTGGACGAACTGGAGCAACTGAAGTCATAGAAGTACGCATCCAAATGTGGTAGTTTGTTACTACGGTACCTGCACTACCGTTACCGTGAGTGTCAGAGAATACAGAGTCAATGAACTTTGTATAGTCTGCACTTGGTTGTGTAGCGGACAGTTTGAAAGTACCGATATAGTCGTTCTGTACTAAGTTAGACAGAACACGACCTGCTAGGTTGTCCATATCCCCGTCTACCATTTCGTAGAAGCCAGGGTTTGGAGCAACGTCGTAATAACCTACTGGTCGGACAAAGTCTGCACCGGATTCGTCTGCTGGGCCACTCACTTGCTTCAGAGTGGTGGTCACTGAGGTACCCGTGATTTGTGAAGCTGGGTGGGTACCTGATATTTCATTGTAGTAAGAATCTACAAACGAACCGATTGATTGGCCATCAGTTAAACTGATATTACCAACATCATTAGAAGCGGCCGCAACTAATGCTTGTCCCACTGCATACGAAAGAAATAATTCGTCCGATGGAGTGAATTCTTGTAGGTCACCATTAGCATTTTGAAGTTTTAGTGGTATACTAGATGCTGACACGATATCGTCTCTCTTTTAAGTTAAAAGGATTTAATGGTTAATGACAAGAGTTATTTATAATAAAAAAAAGTGCGGGAACCGAAGTAACCGCACTTTTGCAAAAATATTTGTGTCAACTATTACTGTGGTGGTTCCGGCCAGTTAATGTCTTCAAGACTTTGAATACCATCAAGACTGTTCGTGATATCTCTCAACTCTTGACGATAACCTGCCCACGCATTCTTCATATCAGTTGATAGTGGAGAGTCCGAAACCTGAGTCCAATCACATTGAGACAACATCTGATCTCTAATATTTCTGACCGCAGAAACGAACGCACCTTGGACAAACTCCCAACGGCCTCCAGACCAACCATGATATGGAGTTGGTTGTGGACCTCTGCTTACCCACTCGCCACCGTCCCACCAATGTTCTTGACCAAAGGTGGACCAAGAGTTTCCAGCGAAACTAATATCTTTGACTAGGAGTCCGTCTACGATATTCCCATCTTCATGACTAGGGGCACTGACCGAGACGCTAGATACTGAAACAATTTGTCCGGTTCCCTGATCAACATATGCCAAAATTTTCATTTTACTTTCCTTTAATATTTTTTTAAATACTGCTCTTGGTATTCAATTACCAAAGCCCCCGCCGCCGGGTAAGCCGCCGGGCGGAATCTGTGGTCCCTGACCACCACTACTTGGTGACCAACTAATTAATGTAGAGACCGTATTACTTACTGCACCATGTTCGTCTACTGCGGTTATATTTAGTGTGAATGAAAGCGAACTTGTTGCCCCATTCCAACTCACAGTAATAGTGTTATTCGTATTGACTGTTACAAACATACCCGTACTGCTTCCCGAAACCGAAGCGCTCAATGTATATGAGTCACCCTCCGAATCAGTGACAAAAGGTGAAATTGTTTGTGATGCAGTATTACCCTGCAATGAATATGATGAACTCACACTACTAGATGCGATCGATGGTGCTGTATTAGCTGGAGGCGGCGCGGTATAATTGATCGCGGTTACTCTTGAAGTTCCTTGTGTGCCGTCACTTCCAGTAATGGTCAAAGAGAAACTTGCATCGTTGGAGCCTGGTACTACCCTAACTTGTGTTCCATTATTAATAAGACTGACCGTTGCTCCGCCCAGAGTTCCTGCGCTGTTTGTTAAGATGGTTATCTGACCACCTTCAGGATCACTGAACACTGGAGTGATTGTAATTCCACTACTGCTTAAATTGTAACTTGATGCAACTCCACTAATGTATGTTGGTGCAAGGTTTTGTGTTTGAGATCCTCCAGATTGCGATCCTGAAGAGGTGCCTATATATTTTCCTAGAAGAACCTGTTGACCAACGTTTGTGAAATTTGCAATGTTCCATGCTGGTTGGTAAAATGTTATTCCCCCAGAAGTCCATCTTCCACTATTAATCCATCCATAGAAGCCGGGAATTGTCGTTATAGGAAATGACAAAAGATTAGATAAACACATATAATAATTAAATGCAGAATCACTTGCGGAGAAGAATCCGGTTGCGTGATAATCATCATCTCCATATAGAGGGGGATCGAAGTTAGTAACAGTCGTGACAGCAGCAAGGTCAAACTCACTCTCTACTACACTACTGTACGATACTGTTCCGTCTGCTGCATAAACTTCCAATCCATAATCGGCCCCGTTTGGTGATGTCGCTGAAGGTTCTACATATACCCAATCAACACTGGGTGCCATCTTGCCCACATAGGGTCTAGTGATAGGGGTTATGGTATAATCGTATGTGGTGCTGTTTCCACTAAATGAATTGGGTCTATTTTGAACAGGATCAACTAAACTTACAGAACCACTATTAAATCCTACAAAACTTCCAGATGTGCTATTTCCTCCGATATGCCATCCAAAAGCATCGTTCTGATTTACACCAGAAGGCCTACCGAAAACTAGACCACCCGTGGAGAAGTTATTTGCATACGGTATGACAGAACCTGCATTGGTTGTCCCAAATGCAACTACCTGAAAGTTTTTAAAACCTTCTTCGATGATAAGATTACCATCGGAGTTTCTAATTTCAATTCCGTAACTCATCCTCGCCTCACTGCATACCAAGCCGCATCTGATTTATCGTTTCTTCTAAGCATAAAACTTCCATTCGATTTGCTGAGAACAGATGCATTTCCAACTATAATATTAGTAGGAGCAATAATAATTATCTCATGTAACGAGTTGTTTATGTAGTTAGGAACATTCACTTGTATGTCTACCAATTCGCCCCAAATATATAATGCGCTTCCATTCATTATATTACCTGCGTTTGGGTTTGCAGCAAGGATGGCATCGTATCTTGCTGTATTCGCCGGAACTACTCCGTGCGCAATAATAGTTCCCAGACTACTATCTGGTCCTACAATCTTCGTTCCTTCCGAATTGTATACTTCTACCCCGTAAGACATTATACAAGCTTCCCTAGTTTGACTCTAAGACCCGTAGTCTCATCCGTGCTATTAGTATCATATATTCTAATATTCTCTCCGGTAAGAACCATTCTCTCACCCGACGCTTGGTATCCTTCCGCACCCGTAGTATCTATGTCTGTCGCAGTACTACCAATGGTCAACTCGCTTTCGATTTCAGCGGCAACTGCTGACAGGGCGGATGCTCTGATACTATCAGCGACGACGGTTCCTGTGTGAATCAGACCACCATCGATGATAGTTGTCGGTGCCACCCCTTCCTCTATCAGTTCGCCATTAAGGTTACTGAAGGTTACTAGACCTTCAAACGAGAAATTCTTAAATGGAGTACTGAAGTGCAAGTTGCCCAAACTGGACGAAGATATACCCGTTCGAGAATCTGGATCGTCAGTGTCCCACGGATCTTCGAACGCAGTAAACCTTGCAGCATAAAAACTACCATTAAGATTTGTTTCTTGTGGTGGACTGATTGACCAATTAGTTTCGCTATTAGGGTCTGCGCCGTCTCGTAAATTTGTAAAGTTTCCATCGGTCCCTGACGTATTAGAAGTGCCTAGGAATCTAAATGAATCGGCAAACGGTTGGGTCGGAGCAGCATCACCGTCTCCTAGCGCGACAGTATAATACACATATCCTGCTTCTTGTCTAGGTATTACCTCCTGATCGAGAACTGGAGTTTGTCCATCCGTAGATACTTTAACTGGTTCCGACCAAGTTAGAGAAAGGTCTATGCCAGTCAGACCTTGGGTCGTCGCAGTTGCGCGACACATCCATAGAGGATCTTTTGCTGCATTAGACTCTTGTGGTTCTTCGGACCATCCATCGGATAAGCTTTCAACTTCAACTAAGTCTGTCGAGAAATTGTATGTCGCATTAACTGGTCCCCACTTGCCTGCACTATCTGCTGGTGGTTTTTCCGCACTTCTTTTATAAACAGATGCGGTGAAGGTCGAGTAACCATCCTCACCGTTGTTGTGATCTTCATATGGTATAGACCATAAACTACCGATATCTACAGAGTCGTCCCCGTCGATAGCAAAAGTTTGTTCTACCGCCCAGATCTTTCCGTCCGGAACTTCCTCATTCGGAATCTGAGAAACATGATCATACCACCCTACTGGTGGAGTTAGTGAGTTAGCTGGGAATGATGTTACCCCTCCAACGTTAGCGCCTGCAAGTTCCTCGGCCGCCACCGTTTTATCGATTCCCGCAAAGTTGACAACACCGCCTGTAGGTCTATCTGGTCCGTCTGTATCGGACGCATCATGTCTCTTTACAATAACCGCTCTGAATGTAGATCGACCATCACGACCAGAACCACCGGCGGTCGTTACGTCTGGTGTTGACCAAGCGATAACATTATCGACGACGATTGAGCTTGTAGTATCACCGGCGTTGGGTTGCGTCGAAGCAATACCCGACGACACATACAACTTCATGTTTGCATCGTTTTCGTTTGGATTCTCTGGTACAGTCTTTGACCATCCGCTCGGTTGTGTAAAGGTCTTGTCCGAGAAGTCGAAACTACCACCTGAAGGTTTACCTGCTTCGTTCGAAAGACTAGTATTCGACCACTTGTAAACACTCAACTGAACAAAACTGAAACCATCCTCTGCATCAATTGCATAGTTAAGAACACGTCTAATATCCCCAAAAGTAAGATTTCTATCCTGACCAAGATATCCAATCAGGCTGGCAGTGGTTGTTACTTCCCACAAATCCATTGGATTGTCTAGGTCTAATTCTGGTGGTTCTTCGTACCAGTCAAAGTTGCCATCGATTCCATCAACGACGTCAGTAGTTGAATTTACCGTTTGAAATTTATCTGCTGTGAAATCGTAAATCGCTGTGTTTCCAGTAAAGTCAGTATCTGGTCTAGTATTAGAACGTGTGTATAGAGACTTTCGATACGTCGATACGCTTTCAAGATAACCTAATGTAGGTTCGCTCCAGTTTTCATCAACCGCCACGTCAGTTCCTGTATCACCTATGATACTGAACGGATAAACCGATGACCATATATCTCCGGCCGGTTCGCCCGAAGTAGGATCCCATGGTGGGAGACCAGCATACCAAACACCTTCCCCCTCAGCGGTTCCTGACGCATCGTCTAACGGACCCAGTGTATCTGGTGGAGTTTTACCAAAGATCTCTTGACCAAAGTTAAAAAATCCACCCACTGGTTTTGATGGTACAGGAAGATCATCACCAACAGACCATCCCAGTGGTTTTTGAACCCTACGATAAACAGCCTTCTCAAAAACAGATCGACCATCTTGTCCATCTAGTCCAGTGCTTGTTTTCCTTGGTTGAGACCAAAGAATACTGGTATCTAATGTTACCCCTTCGGCTAATCCATTTGTAGTGGCGATGCCTGCACTCACATACAAATCGCCCGCTTGATCGTCTACTGAAGGTGGGGTCAAGTACCAGTCATTAGGTGCAGTCAAAGGTGGGTTGGCAGAAGGATCGAAATCAAAAGATCCACCTGAAGGTGAACCAAGAGTTGCTGTAGCATCGTCTTCTGGCGGTGACCATCTACGATAGATGGATACCTGTGCGTATGACTCACCGTTAGTGTTAATATCAATCAGTCCAGCCAGTCTATATGGTTCTGACCAATCTGTCGCGGTGATTGTTCCCTGTTGCGATAGATAATCTCTGAATAAGAAGTTACATGCCCATAGGTCATCGTCTCCGTCTGGGATAGTCCCTTCCCAATCCGATGGTGGAGTTAGTGTAACCGTAGGAAAATCAAATGTACCACCACTAGGTGTCGCTGGTTGAGTTGGAGATCTCTGGTAGATTGTCGCTTGATAGAAAGAGGTTCCGTTTTCGCCTGGGTCAGTTGGACCACCACCGCCACCACTAGCATCTTCTAGGTTAGTCCACTTGGCTCCGTCCCACTTTAGGACATGACCGACCAGCACTGGAGAACTAAACTGGACATCGTCCAAGTCTTCTAATTTCTCTACGTCCGAAGACCCCGTGCCCACATCACTCTTGTTCGCAAGTTCAATCCATTGTTCGCCGTGCGCAAAGTATGCGGCACCAGTGTCGTGGACATGCGCGAACATACCATGATAGTCAGATGCGTTTGGAAGATCCGACTCTGTAGGATATACGTTGCCGAACAAAACCTTGTTACCACTCATATCAAGAGTGGCACCCTCTATGTGATTGCGAATCTCTTGTAGAGAGAAGTGAGGGTTGTCGTTCAAGTGTTCCGTGATAAGGGCGATAACTTCGTCACGGTCTAAACCTGCGTCTAGTAATTCGAAGTTCTCGTTGATCTTATCGAACGCCGCGTTGATGTTATCCGCGAGGTTAATGATCTGTATTGTGTCGTCGCCGTGACTCATTCGTTGTTCTCCACTAGACGGGTAAGTAGTTGTTTGATCTCAGACATCTCGTTCTTCAGAGTAGTTACCTCTTCCGTGAGTGAGTTCATTCTTTCCGTCTCTAGTCTCTTAGCCTTTTTTATTTTTCTCGCCTTTGCGATCTCTGCACGGTTAGTGTTCAAGATCGCCCCTGTCTGTTTGTCTCTTACTAGATTACTGTGTCCTTCGACCTTCTGGTATTTATTCATTACGTTGCCAGTGCGATCACACGTAAGTCACGGATGCGCGGCGACCTAGAAGAGTTACTTGATTTCATAACAACCTTAACTTGGAACGCGGTGAACGCGTTTGCCTGTATAGGAAACTCCGAAGTGTCATCAAGAGTGTATTCATATTCACGGAATACTGTTCTATTCGTATCCGATGAAACTGGGCCATCGAGATTAACTAATACCCAGTCCGCGTCAACTAAACCATCATCTGTTACCGATGTCTTAGCGTAGACTTCGAACTCTGCGTCAGTTGGTCGATTCGCCGCAAATATAATTTTTAGTCCAACAGAACTTTCGTCGATCGTAGTCGGTCTAGTTATGTGTTGTGTCTCCTCTCCACTTCCGATGACATTCTCTAGTGCCAGTACAGAAGTTCTCTGTAAATCGATTAGAGGAGATACCTTACTATCTGTTGTTGATATTGATAGGGCGAACTCGATACTTGGAACCGGATTTTCTCCTGCATCTTTTTTATTATCTGCTGTCGCAATAACTGAAGGTTGTGTTCCTGTGTTTACTTCGTTTAGGAATACATCTTGGAAAGTACCTAGTGCATAGGACAATGCCTCACTTCCTCTATCTCCACCGTAGGATCCAGCGGAACACTTACTCACCTGCGCAGAGACAGAAGTAGAGTTTGGTGTTACGGTAGATACTTGTGGAGTAAATTCATCAAAGATGACATTCTGTGTAGATACTACGGAAGTTCCACCACCTGTCGTATCTGCTGTTGCAGTCTCTCCCACAGGGACCTGTATAGTATACCCTGTAGATGTTACATTGTCAACAAAAAATGTTCTATTTAAATCCAGTCCTGCTACAGTAGCTGACCCTGTGAAGGTTACTTTATCGTTTACACTGAAACCATGACCTTCGTGTGAGACGGATACAGTATTGCTTCCGTTAGTTGTGGTGAATGGATTTCCATCTAAAGACACCGATGGTAGTATTGCATTGACTAGATGTACAGTGCCCGAAGTATTGAACTCGGCACGTTCTAATTCAAACATTAGATCCTTAGTCTGGTCTGGAGTCCATGTCGAACCACTCTGTGACATGAAGAGAGAACCAAGCGAAGGTTGCTTCGATACCTTACCTTCGTTACCGCCGATGATAGTCTCATAGGTCTGTGCCACGTATACGTTATACTCAACCGACTCCGCGAGTAGGACGATCGCATACTCTTCACCTGCGGTTAGGTATACTGGTTCGTCAAACTCAACGGTCGTTCCATTAGATCGAATGCTCGCGATGTCTGTATTAGGTGCGAGTGTGATATCGTCCGGTTTGACAAACTTGACAGAGCCAGGCACAATAGTAGTTGTCGGTATACCATTCTCTACTGGACGGATCTGTACCTGCATCGGGATGACAGAGTCTTTGCTCTGTACATAGACGCGTACCTTAGTTAGGAAGATACCGTTTGGATTTTCCGATGGGTCAACAAAGAACGACTGCGCGAGAGGATCCTTACGACGACGAACTCGTTGTGGTATACGTGTAGTTCTGACAGTACGTTGGATGGACTCGACAGTTCCGGTCGATGTATAAGGAGCGATAGAGTTCGTTAGTGACTCCGCTGCCTGTTCTGTTGTTAGTCTCGCAGATGTAGTATCGACATTGATGTCCAAGATCTGGAAGTCTTGAGTTCCTGTGCGGAATCTTAATGCGTCTGTGTTTGGAATTAAGAATTCACCGACGACCTCACCTCTGTCGTTAGTAGTCAACTGACCTGATCCTACGATACCTGTTGCAGACGATTGGGACGATCCCACTTCGGAATCAGTTGTCGAGAACTCAACGAATGTGTTTGTTGGTCGACACCATGCGGATACGTTGCGGTTACCAAAGTATGCCCACACCTTCGCGTTTGGACGAAGACCTTCCGCCTTGAATGACACGAGACGCGATCGCATGAATGGAATGACCTCAACCCCCGCGACACGCTCTCCGACGAACTCTTGAATAGATCGAGAAAGAGGTGTTAGTTCGAATTGTGACATCCTTTCGAATCGATTGCGTTGCGCTCGTCTGAAGTTGTTTATACCGCCAGGCGCGTTCTCCCACTGCCACAGATCTTCAAAACCCATGTCAACTGGTGCACGACGTACAACGGTCTGCATGATTGGTGGTAGAGTACGAGTCTCTACCCACTCATCACTTGACGGTGATAGTGTGATGTGACCTTCCTGCGTGATGACCGCGAAGGGGTTGATGTTCATAGTATCTGTCGCTACGTTTTGTGTGATAAACGAAGCGTGTGTGTATGGTAGAGTTACATAGTCACCAGTACGAGATGATGAACCCTTTGATTCGTCTTGCTTTAATCTGACAAGATTTTCTCTGAATGACGGTTGTAGTTCTCCACTCGTTGTCTCTACAGACGCACGGAAGTCTTCGTTGTTAACGTCAGAAAAACTGAACGAAGAGAAGTTGTCCGCGATGAACCCAGCCTTGGTTCTAGGGTTCCCATCATTGTCAACCACATTTAAAGTTTGTGTATTGGACTCTAGTAGACTCAACGTAGTCAGTTCATATAGACCGTCTAATTTATTCTCGATCTTACCGATGTCCTTCATCGTGTATCGTTTGTGAGATTGCTTCTCGCTTGTAAGATCTGTCGAGTCAAAAGTGTATGCGTTCAGACGGAACACATATAAAGGAAGAGACCCAGTAGGTATTTGAGGTGCACGAGGAGTCGATGCCGGTTGTCCTTGTATTACCTGCACCTCTCCAAATCCTACATCACCGTAACTATCTCTTACGTTGGCGACTAATACGTCGATGCGAGGCAAGTAGTAACGCACTTGTCTTACGGTCAATGCAGATCCGTTTTGAGGAAGACCCGCCACAACAGAAGAGTTATTGATTTTAAAGGTGCCATCCGGCTGTCTGGAAGGACGGAAGTCTACGACATCACGTAAGGACAGTTCAGTTCCATTCGTCAATGTATGCGTTGGTAGATCTTCATAAGACAACTGACCTTCAACTGTGCTGTATGAAGACACTGAAAAATAATCACCGTCCCCTTCATGTTTGAAGTGACGGAACTGGAAAGACAATACGGCACCGGCTGGTATTGTATTACCACCCTTTAACTTGAACCTAACATAATCATAGAAGTTATCACGTTGTCCGCCGTCCATCTCATACATGTGAGTGATGTCTTTAGAGTCGTTATCCAAAGTTTGACTAACAGACATTAGATCGTACCCATCTACGTAGTCTGTTAAAACCACGAGAGGGAATGATGATGACGCTGTTGCTGTAACTGTTTCTAGTTTCTTGGTTTTCCTAACCGCGTTCACTTCGTCATAACTTAGAATTGTATATGTACCGGCAGATAGTCCAGAGTACTTCCAACCAGATCCTTGCTCACCACTATTCGCTAGAGTTGGGACAAGATCTTTTATTGCGGCCGCCTCACCGTCTTTTGCGATTACCCAGTTCTGAGGTTCGACACCGTCAATGACAATCTCACCGTTCGAATCTGCCTCTCTTGAGTTTACAATCTGCTTGGTGTAGGTAATATCTGTTACAGTGTCCGCCACTGGACTAGATTGTGACAATGGGAACAGAAGATTGTTATATGAGGTTCCGTATAGAGATGCATTGTCATTAATACCTAGAACCGAACCATCGGCAGCCTGCATTGTCTTAACATCCCTGAATGACTTCTGTTCATTCATGGTGATGTTGAACAGGTACGCTCGATATCCTATTTGATCCTGTTCTACTCCACGTAAGTAGGCGTCACCAATATCATCGCCTTGAGCATCTACTAAATCTAGTTTTCCACGAATTCCAATTTCGCCCAGACCTGTTGTGGTTGCATTGTTCAAGTATACCCAGTTACCGTATGCGGCTGGGACATTATCTGTTAAAGATTCTGTAGAGGTCTGTGCGCGTGGTACCTTGATAGGTGTACGACCAATGTCTAGTCGATATCCGTCTACGTATGCGATACCTTCGGACACGTCTAATAGAAGTTCCTGATCATTCAGGTCTTCGAAGATCGCGGTGAAGTCGTCTACGATATAGTCGCCGGACTCTTCCTTGGTGCGTTGCGCAAGGAGTTTGTTGATACGGTTGTATCCGTCGTGACTTGTGACTTCACGAGTAATCTCACCTTTGTATACACGTGCAACAAAAACGAAATTGTCTTCACTCGCTTGGTCGCGAGTAGATGGAGATAGGTTGATTTGATATCTATGTGCGCCTGGCGAACTGATATTAGGAGTGTCGTTCTGGTTGTCGTATAGGTTGTCGTCCCAATCTTCAGTAATGATAACTTCGTCGATCTTGAAACCTATGTCTACAGGAACTGGGTTACCGTCCGCGTCTAGGTTGTCATATCCTTCTGCATCTAAAAGTAAAGAACCACCTGTTGCGTGGACAAAGTGTCCCTGTACAAAGTAATCACCTGACGCAAAGTATGCCCAAGTTGAAAGACCGGATGCTGCTACAGTTCCTGCCTCTGTGTCATCCCCTACTGAAATTCTAGGTGAAGTTTCACCGCCGCCAACAGATAATGTATCAGTGTATTGTACATAGGCAGTCTTGTCAACTACTGAAAGAACCTTCGCCTTGATACCAGATTCTGTAGTGATTGCTTGGATATCTGGAGGAATGACACTGTTTTCTGTGACACGAATAAACTCAACTTTGTTGTCTACAGTGACACCGCCTGGTTTTACTAAAGCACCTTCTTTGAATATGTTACCACCAAATCGAGAGATCTCCTCTTGGATGATCGTCTGTAATTCTATTAACTCTCGAGCTTGTAACGCACGACCCGCGTTGAATAGAACACGATGGTACCCATCGTTCTTATCATAGTCGTCATGATAATCAAGATTGAAAGTTGTATCAGTTACTGGTTTTGGTTCGTTGATATTGTCTGTCATGATTTATCCTAGACCGTGATAACTACTTTGATGTCTTCTTGTTGTTCTGCGTCACGACGAATGCGTGGATGATTTTCGATGTATAATACTTCACCAGTGTATCGATCAATGCCATACTTGACAGTAACTCCGGTTACGGTTCCAGACTTATTAATATTGTCCGATTGGAATACAGCTCGGAAGTTCCCTTGGTCATCAACAAAAGGGACAAATCCGGTTGTTTGATTTTGATGATAGAATACTACTTTATCTATTACCTCATCAACATATGCCTTAGCACCTATATTACCTTCCGCCTCGATAGTTTTGCCATGATCGAAAGACGCATTGTTTTCCATAGTCAATGCGGATAGACATTTAACACCTGCACCAGTATATGGTTGTCCGTCTGGCTTCTTAGGGCCCTTGATGATACCTATCTGACGGAAAGAGTTCTCTAGGATAAACCTACCGTTCTCATCTCCGTTTGGTTTGATTGTCATTAGGACTGAACTTGTTTTGAAATCAGATGCAGCATCTGCACCAAGACCGGAGTTAGATGTGATCACTGCACGTGCAGTCGCACCCTGACCTGTTCCTTCAAAAGAAATATCTGCTCTTGAGTATCCCTTGCCATATGTGGTTAAGGTTTTGCGTGTTTCAATGTCACCATCTACGGTATCGCGGACGGCCATTACCACTTTCACGACTTCACCATTCTGATTTACGACTGCGGTTCCGCTTGCCTCTTCAACTCCATCGCCTACAATCTTCACTGTAGGAGGACTAGCGGGATCGTATCCACTACCACCATCGGTGACTACGATATTAATTATCTGTCCACCAACTGCATTGGCCGCGACGTGCCACTGAAGATCTTCGATGGAGTCGCCGTAGATAAGACCAGTCCCTTGATCGTCTACAGGTTCTTGCAAAGGTTGGACTGGGATGTGATTTGAAGATAGGAAAGTGTAAATATTTTCAGGAGTCAAAGAGAACACGTACTTCCATGTGTAACCGTCAGATAGAGTGAACGGTTTCCATTGCATAGGTTCTGGTGGTACTAAACTGACATCTAGTTCCGCATCGGTGTAGTAGTTTGGTTCTACTGTGGAAGGCTGATGTGCGCCTGTGTCATCAATGCCGTGAGAGACACAAAGGTAAACTTCTTTCGCATCGTTCATCACATAGAAAGGAAACTCACTTCCTGTCTGTGAGACGTTGTCGTCCCATCCCTGATACTTGTTTCCGTTCGTCCAGTTGTATCGGCGAGTGACCATCACTGCGCCCTCGACTTTCTTTACGGACTGTAGGTTGTTTCTGAACTCTCGTTCTTCCGCTGAAGAATCTACGGGTGCCGGAACTGTATCATCTGAACCAAAGATATCAGACTTGCCGATACCAATGTAGTATTCAGACTCGGACCCGAGGACACTCGCTAGAAGATCCTTCGCAAGTGAGGTTCGCAATGGTTGTCTAACAATAGCTGGCATTTCATCTTTCCTGAATAGAAATTATATTTCATATTTATAACGATCCTACGAGACTCTTAGAAAATTATTTAACCACGTCTCTTTTTGTAGGTGGTTCATCAATAAGTCTTTGTAGATTACGGGAAGTTCGTATGGACTGCTTCTGTGATGAGTGACATGACGCAGTGCCTCTTCTCTTAGAGGTCCAAGGTATTCGTCGTAGTCGTGGACCTTCTGGGCACTCCCCTCTGTAGTCCTATCGATACAATAGAGATCGCTGGACATTGACAAGAAGTAACAGAGATTTCCTTTTTGGTGTTCTCCCAAAAGTTTATAGGTGTATGCGTGATCCTCACCATTACCTATGTCCGTATTAAATCTATGTTGCGCAGACTTTCGACTCTGTAGGATAATGAAGTCCACGGAGACTGGCCTCTCATCTATAAACAGATGACTGACCTGCGGTCCCATGTTATCAGTAGGTGCGCACATAGAAGTTCCCCACACGCTGGCGTGGTATTCATTGTTCACCCACCATCGGTGACCGGACTGCAATGCGTAGTCACAGATACAGTCACACGGTATCACACCCAAGACATCTATGCATGGGAAGTGTTTGATGTGGTTGTATAGTGATTGGAGATAGGAAGGGTATAGGAAATCGTCACCGTCTATCTGAGAAACATAGTCCGCATCGCTCTGTAAAAAAACTTCGAGACATGCGTTCTTACCCATCCCTGGCTTACCGTTACTCTCTGTGTTCACGATACGAAACGGTTGGTCTATCTCAAGAACTTGTTCGTAGTATCCCTTATGGATGGTATTGACTACGATTACTACTTCCCATTCGATGGGATATATTTTCACAACACCTTGGACGGATCTGATTAGTCTCTCTAACTTCGGGATATCGTTAGAGGTTAATAGGGTGGTCAACAGTTTCATAATTACTCCGCATTAAAAAAGAATGTCTGGAACAGTCGACCATTATATTGGTCGGTCCCAAAGCCAGGCACTACACTGCGATGGTAATACATCGAGTCATAGATGACCATTCGATTATAAAGGTTCTTTGCCTCTGCGACCATCTCCCAGTCCGACTCTAAGAACTCAAACTCGTTGAAGTCAATTGCAGCGTCGGGGCCATGTCTCATAATCCCAGTGGGACGATGACGATAGATTGCAGTGCCGGAGTCTAATGGAGCGTCGGGAGTTAAGTATATAACCGCGGCGTGAGACATCTCATCATGGTGGATCCAAGTTCGAGAGTCTTGTGTCGTATACTGAAATGCGGTATTGTAATTATCAGTGGGGAAATAAGTTATCTCTTTCCCTATGATAGACTGGAAATTTTCGATTAGATGTTGGTGATAACCACCATCGTCAGAACACGGTTGTGTTCTCAGGCCAGGATAGTTTCCTGTAACATTAAATTCTTGACTAAGGGCGTATTCTCTAACTGCGTCTGGGTTAGAGTAAAAATCTTCAATTATAGTAAACATTATATACCTATGGTTAAATCCCCCCGCAAGGGGGGATATCAATTAGTTCAACTTACCGATCTTCACCCTCAATTCATTACTATTATCGTAAATGTCTATAGACGTTGACGAAAACTCAATTCGTTCATTGGGTGATGTCCCTGTATTTAGGAGACCACTCATATCGATAAATCCTTGGTTATTCGTCAACTCTGTGAAGCTAGCGTTTCCTGCTCCGGACACATTTGATGTTGATCTGAATACTCGACCCGTATTGATGTGCCACCAAACGTCACCGATAAAGATCTCATCAACTGTGCGGAAAGATTTAATCCCAGTGGAGGCTGTTGCGTTTACGTTCGATGGGAACGTAGTGGATGTGTTGAATAATACTGCGTTACCGAATCCACCAACTGGTCCCTGTTGGCCAGTTACACCCGCAACACCTGTTGCACCTTGAGGGCCGTCTGGACCGTCTGGACCAGTTGCACCTTGGCGACCTTGAGGACCTTGTTGTCCTTGCGCACCAGTTGCACCGTCTGGACCAGTTGCACCCTGACGACCTTGAGGGCCTTGTTGACCTTGAGCACCTTGAGCACCTGTCGCACCGTCTGGACCAGTTACACCCTGACGACCTTGAGGACCTTGTTGACCTTGAGGACCCTGTTGGCCTTGAGCACCTGTCGTACCAGTGACACCAGTTGCACCGTCTGGACCAGTTACACCTTGTCTTCCTTGAGGACC